AAAGAAAGAGAACCCAAAAGGGTTCTCTGATTTATTTTTCAGTCCACGCATCGTTCATCTGCTTAACCGCAGATTCAACGAATGTGTCCAAGTCTTTGTCGGTCATGCCAATATTATATTTGTTTAGCTCTGCCCGAATTTTGATTCGAGCTTGTTCTAACTTCTCTTCGCCTTTGTAGCCTGTTTCAGCTGATACTTGTTCAACTGCATTGACCGCATTCTTAGCCAAGATTTCGACAATCTTGACTGTCTGTTCGCCACCTTTTTTTACCAGGTATTCCTTGATTGATTTGACTGCGATTCCAGTCAAGATGACCAGGATACTAATTGCTGCATTGATGATGATTTCATTGATCTGTTGCATTTGTATGTTCCTCCGAAATTTCTAAATTTAAGTATTTATTAAACAAGGCATCAATTCGCCCGTTGCCACCTAGTTTCTTATAGCTTGAGTGCATTTTATGAATAATATCAGACTCATGCACTGTTGTATATCCACGTTTTAGAGCAGTAGTGATATCCCGTTCTAACCGTAGATACATTGTTGCTAAATGCGCTTCATCGTGAACCGCTAGTTTATTGTTGATCTCAATAATATTCTTTTGATTATCTTCACCAATAACGTGGATAGTGTTCAACTCAGTCTTCAATTCCTTGAATTGTTCCTTGCTTAAATTCCCAGCTTTACTGGCTCTCATTCCAAACCACCCAGTGGCCACCACTCCGATTGTGGGTGCTAGTTGTGTGATGGCGTGTATCATTTTCTCAAAAACATCAACCCATGTCATACCATCTCCTTAGATGCTATCAGCTTTCGGTGCAATCCAGCGCCATACTGCAAGCACTCCATTTCGTGACAATTCACCTTCGAGGTCTTTGATGGTTTGACCAGTGTATTCGAATTCACGGTTGATTTGAACGATAACGTCTTTACCTTCACCATTCTTCTCAACATATTCAGGGTCTGTGATTGTAACCAAGTCATCTTCAAAGTATGTTGTTCCTACTTTCATTGCAGGCAATAGGCTCACAAGGTCTTTATAGACTGTTCCGTAAGTAATATTTTCGCTCATAACCGAATTGACAACCATGACCTTAATCATGCGTTGAGTGATTGTGTTAGCTTCTTGTTGAGCCTTGATAAGTTTTTGTAATTCATCTTGCTTAGTCTTGGTTGATTCCAAATCTTGTTGAGTCTTAACGATTGCATTTGCTGGATCCAATTCAGATTTCACCATGTCCAACACCGCTTGGATAAGTACATCTTCTTGCTCTTGTGTGCGATCACCAGCCAATTCGCGTTGGTTGGTTGTGTAGCGAGTTCCGTCTTGTAGGCGGATTTCTACAACGGTTGTAGTTTTGTCTCCGAATCCACGAGTATAAGGTTTAGTTGCGAGTGTGTAGTTGTTTACTGTCATTTTGTTTGTCCTTTCACTTCTTCAAATTTTGCTTTAAGTTCTTCATCCGATTCGATGATTCGTTTCATTTGCTCGAGTTCCATAGCTGTTACTGTGTATAGAGCTTCTAGCGTAGCTGATTGAGTGACTTCATTGCTGATTCGCTCACTCAATGATTTAATCGTCAGACTACTAATCTGCTTGTCTTGTTCATTCATGATGTTTTTTCTAACCTTTCTACTTTTTGGTTCAATTCTTGAATAGCCTTGATAAGATAAGGCACAAGTGCGAATGTGTTATAAGAGTATGCACCGTCTGGATTTTCAAAAAAGGCTTCTGGTGCGTATTTCTGGACATCTTGAGCCATGATACCGCATGAAATATCTTCAACCTTGTCATCGTATTCTTTACGATAGCTGTACGTTTTTAGATTTTCAATTACATCAAGTGCTGATACTTGACTGTCTTGGATATTGGTCTTGTATCGACGGTCTGAAATATCCTTGTTCAAAGAAACCCAAGCATAGCCTCCTGATTGTCTATATAGATAGGCATATCCAGCATTTTCTTGGATTCTCGTAAACGTATCAGAGTGCATATAGTATCCAACTTTATTTTTTTCTCTATCGATGAAATAAAAAATATTACCCGTGACTTCAAGATTGCCGTGAACGCGAGGGACATTCCAGAATTGTGCCTTGTTGTAGCAATGCATCTCTCCATCGCTATTGACGAACCAGGCATAATTCCCTGGCTTATCCCAGTTATTACCCCAGTTAACCCACAAGGCTGTTTGTTTGACTCGCCAACCCCCATCTGACATACCGACACGGAAGCTATTACTTCCTGTTATCCAGAATGTTGTCGGGTCTTTATCGTGAGTACCGATTTGGAATCCTCCGATTTTACCCTTATAACCTTCAAGAAATGTTGCTGATACCACTACTGAACGTAGCTTATTGATGAATGCAGTTTTAGCTGCTAAAGTATCTGTGAATACATCACTAGCTACAAGCTTCTTAGCTAGAGCTGTGTCAAATATCAACTTGTCTGCTGCAATCGAATTTGAACGAATGATGTCAGTGTTCAAAGTCCCTATTCTAGCATCTCCGACAAAAAGACGCTTGAAATACCCGTCTATGGCTGTGATTTCATCTAGAAGCGTTCTACCTTTTAGTCGGATTTTAGCAGCTTCAATCAGAATGTTATTGCTATTCAGATTGATTTGTGAAGAAATCGCTCCAGGGCCTGTAAGGGTTTGGATAGCGTAGGAATCATGCAACTGTGACACTTGAGTTTGTGTAACTACATCTTGTGTTGATGTATTGTCGCTAAATTTCTTAGGCGGTTTGTCACCACGAATAAGAGATACCTGACCAACAGCGACTTGGCCATTCTTCATCAACCAAATTTCAAGAGGAAATTCTCTTGCTTTTGTCGATGATTTCTGGACGGTCATCGTACCTGTAATGATTTGAATTCCAGTTTTAGTGAGCGTTACTTTATCAGATGCAAGTCCACCGTCAGAAGCCCATAGCTCGATTCCTAAAGGCGCATCTGGTAAGACATCCACCCATACTTCCATACGATAGCTGAGCTTTTCACCTTTGGTAAAGGTTGAGGTGTTAAGTGGCAATGCAAATCCGTGATAAACTGCTTGGTTTTTGCCAGTATTGGTAATCCGTAGCAACTTAGTGCCAGCTTGAACTTCGATAACATTGGCTTCTGCTTGTTTCTTGGCCCACTTGCTGAAATTTGTTGGATCATATACCAGGTTAAAGTCATCCAAGAAATTAGATACACGACTAACTAGACCGTCAGCGGTCTGAATAACTTGTGAAATCGCTTGGTCTTGTCGTTGCAAGGTTTGAGTGTGTGATGATACGGTATCTCGTACATCGTTAAACTCTACAACACTCACAATTTCAGAAGAGTTAACATCGTAGTCTGTTATGCGGTCAGAATGCTCAAGTTTCATACCGCAGATTTCAAGACTACCATTTCCACTTTGACCAAATTGTATATGATTTCTAATCGCATCAGCCGTGAATGTAAATTGGCATCGTACCCAATCTTTACTTGAAATATTCTTGATATAAATGCGATTTCTATCGTCCGTAGTATAAGAACGCATGATTAAATTCACATTTTTTTGACTGCTTTCAGAACGAACTCTAGCCCAGCAAGACATTGTGTATTTTTCGCCTACAATCAAATCAAGACTTTGAACTATGTCTTTGTTTCCACCGTTCGTGTTACCCACAACGCGAATCCCTTTTTTGATAGCGCTATGTGGTGCATCTGTGAGTTCTACTACTTCAGTCCTACCATTACCACCTGAATTATTAAGTCTCCAACTACCTTCAAAACCATTTCCAGTTGGGATGATAGATGAATTCTGCAAGAGGTTATCATTACGGATGACATCTCTTAACTTGGTTTCAATACGTGAGATGGTTCGTTGGAATCCGTCAACCGAATTCTTGACTATGTTCTGTACCTGAGTAGCATTTTGAAAACCTCTATCATTGGCCAATCTGTCAAAGTCAGTACGAGATAGCTTCTCGATAATCTGGTCAGCCTGGACTTCGATTCTGTTTTCAGCAATCCTCAAGCGTTCTGTTAACGGATCAACCTCTTGCTTGGTCACAAGTGTTCTGATTCTGTCTGTAATCTGCTCGATTTTAGCAAAGTTCGAGTCAGACAAACCTTTAGAAGTGTTAGCAGACTCTAGAGCGCTTCTAGCTTCTTCTAGAGCTTCTTCAGCAGTTCGAGTGACTGTTGTGCCAATAGCACGAATTTCTTCTATTTTGGTTCGCTGGTCTTCGAGCTTCTCGTTCATGCTGCTATCGAACCCTGAGAATCGATTGTCGATTTCATCCGATAACGCTCGCTTGCTTTCCTCTGCTTTAGCTTTAGCAAGCTCAAGTTGTTCATTAAAATCGTGTTTGATTTGGTCAACCTTGGCATCGAACCCTCTGTCCGCTTCTTCAATTTGGTTTTGAAGTTGTTTTTCAAACTCGCTAAATTGTTCAATTTTCTTAGTAATGCTTCCTGCGTATGAATACTGCGCATCATTCCCTGATTTACTATCAGCACTGATACGACTACGAAGACCGCCTTTAAAACTAAAAGATTGACTCAATACAGGAGTTTTAAATGTTTCTCCCTTGTTGGTTTTGATTGTGACCCATTGGCCAACATCAAGGAGGAGATGCCCTTGAAAGTTCAAGTTGAATGGATAGTATCGAATGTCCTTGATTTTGTGATAAAGGTTATCTAAAATCGATTGAGTCATGAACGGATTTTCGATTTCAAGTGAACGACCTGTGCGAGTTCCGACAGTTAGCGCTTCTTTATCTTTCTTGCAAGTAATACCTGCAATCTGATACTCGACTTCACTTCTGGTCAATCCGTGTAAAAAGTAATTATCTGCGGTAATCACGATACCTGAGTCGGTCAACTCTTTGATTTCAAGTTTTCCTTCTCGGTTAAAAAAACAAGACATTCCGAGCATTTGAGTGGCTAAACTCAAAACGTCTCTGAATGTCATTTTTTTCTCTTTAGGTTTCGTCTCGATTGCATAGTTCATGGATGTGATATCCATGTTTTCGTTTGCTAGTTCTACACCAGCTTTTAGGCAAATCTCTTTAACGACTTGTCTGATTTCTGCCGGGAACGTCAAATCCGTGACGTACTCATGATTCAGTTTAAACATACCGTCCATGAGCTCTAATGTAGTAGTGTTACGATTTCGGTCAATCTCAATATCATTGATGAAATACTCACCCATTTTGACCCATTCGTAGGTTCCGTCAACCAAAAGGCCGATTTCGGGATAAATCTTATCTAGCTTATTGAATGTTGTGATAATACTTGTGAACGTAATCTTACCACTACCTGCGCACGTTCCTCCTGGCTTGTAGGCGTCACCTTTGATATAGCCATAATCAAAACTAGCTTCTTTGATATCACTTGATTGATACTGTCCTACTCTGATAGCAAGAGTACGGTTTTTAGCAAACATCGCTTCATTGAATTTCTGTCGTCTGAATACATCCATGTTTTTAAACCTACCTTTCTATCAGATTAAATTTAGCACCAGACCATGGCTTAAACTTCTCAGTAAATGAGTAGCTCGGAGCCGTTCTGTCTCCGACGTAAAATGTTTTAGTTGTTTGACCATGTATCGGATCCGGATAAGACACCGTGAAGAATTCAGGAGTTACGGCATTTAAAAGCTGACTCATTTCTTCTTGAGTCAGCATGCCCCACTCACAATCTAACTTTCGTTTGATCGTGATGCGGTCACGCACCATGTCTCCGTTTGCGTTACGTCCAGTTTCTCCGTCGATATCCTGGATACCGACTTGAAAAGATTTGGGAGGCTT